CTTATAAGAATCGTCAATTGAGAAACCAAAAAGTTGTGCCATTGTATAATTATACCTTTACTGGTATTTATATTATAACTTAAACTGTGTTTTTAATCAACTAGAAGTTTCCTAGTGGAGAAACTACTTCATAGAATAGGTAGTTGAATGTGACTTGGAACTCCTCGATTTGATCTGTTGCACCAAAATCAAGTGGAATAGAACTTACTGTATTAGGATAAATTCCTTCAAACTTATACTGTCTTAGTAATTTTTCCGCATCGCCAGGATTAGATCCTTCTCTACTTAGTTGTTTCACATCAGCAGATCTTTGATAAACTTCTGGGTTAATTGTACCTTGAGCTGTCTGCAAATCGTTAATAGAATTACTCCATTTCTCCATTGCATCTCTGATTAAGAAATCAGTATCGTTAATAACAGTCACTGTCCAAGGATCAAAGGTGCGATCTCCAGCAACAGGGAGAACACGACCTCGATATGGAACTGGAATATTACCCAAGTTAGATGCTGGTATTTCTGCAGCCTTTACAAGGAATGGAACTTTATCCGTTACTAAGTTTAGGTCAATCCCTAACTCTTCTGGAAAAGCAATCTCAATTTCAAATAAATTAGCTCTTGCACCACCACCAGTCAATCTTGATCGAAACTCAGTTATGTTTCTTTGATTAAATGTTGCCATTTTCTTTTTTAACTCCTTTGGTTATTTAGTGGGGATTTAATTAAACTCGACCAGCGACTTCAGAGAAGCTAACTCCTGTTCTTGTCGCAACGAATGTAAGACCGATGAAGTTAATTGAACGAGCAGGTTTGATAAAGATATCAGCCTTAAACTCATTTGCATCAATGACATCAGGTGTGTTGTTTGTTTCATCACAAATTACAAGGAAGTCAGATAAACCTCTCTTTGCTTGAACTCCACGAAGGAATGGTTCAACAATATTACGGAAGTTTGCTCTCGTAATCTCATCGTTAAACTCAAAGAGTTGTGTCCTTGCAGCAATTTCAATTCTTGCCTCTAGATTTAAGAACAAACGACGTACGTTAATTCTGTCAAATGCAGATGCAATTGCGAGTCCTGTCTTATCACCAAATAATAAGAATCCACCGCCAGGTGAGAATATTACTGGGTTGATTCTCTTCACATATAAAGCATCTCTTTGTACTTTATTTGGATTGTATGCTAACTTAACTGTGTTAAGTATGTTTCCTCTTTGAGGGCCAGCGGGTGAGAACCAAGGGAATTGTTCCTCAGATGTTCTTGCCATTAATCCAGCAATATCACCATTGAGTGGCATAAACTGGAATTTATTATTGAATCTATCAAACTGATACTTGTAACCTGAGTCAAATACCGCAAATGAAGATGATGTAATTGGATCATAGAATCGAATTACGTTATCAGTCTGTGTTGCTGCATTTGTAACATTTACAACTGTCTCTCTATTTGGAGAGATAACAGCTAAACAATCTTTTCTCTGTTCTGCAATCGCAATCAATTTATTTGCTTTTGCTTGTGATTCCTGTTCGTTACCTACAATGCCAGGGCCTTGAAGTAAGAAATTAACAGAATACTCTGCTTCATTCTCAAAGACTTCATAACCACCCATGATTGAACCAAGAGAACAAGAGTATCCACCTTCTGTACTTACACCAGAATAATCTTTACCACCTTGTAGTTCGTAAAGTATGTTACCACCAAAGTTGAAGGTTACATCTTGTGCATCCTGACTCCAAAGATTAGTTACTGCTGATGTAGGAGTAAATACGGTTTGAATACCAGATGCGATTGATCCGTTACCTGTTGAAACTCCAACAAAGATATTGTCTGAGTTCTCTGAAACAAAGTTCTTATAGTAGATCGCACTACCAAATGAGTTCTTTGCATCATCTGCTTTAGATAAGAAAGCAAACTTCTCAAGAATTGCACCTTGTTGTCCAGTTATTTTTCCACTGTCGTCAATAACTACAATGTGAAGTTCGTCATTCTTACTGTTTCTTGCAGCAGCATATCCACTTGTGCCTGGTTTTTCAGCAATCTCTTTCCATGCTAATGCACCATTCTTTAATTGAATGAACTGATTATCATACCAGTCTGCAATTGTTGTGACTGTTAGTGATGTTTGAATACCAGCTGCTGGATTCGCAATTGTTGAACTACTATTTGATATTTGAATACCAGTGCCAGGTAATCTATTACCAGATGCACCACCAGTAGTTGATGTTGCTGATCCTACTGCAAATTGGAATTTACCGTTCTCTGTATAATTTACAGGGAATATTGTTCCACCAGCAGAAACACGATTTACAACCTTAACATCAATTGTACTATTTCCAACACCAGTGATGACACCTTGTAGATATCCATCTAACTCTCCAGTTGTACCAACTCCTACAAATGAACCACTAATTGCTTGAGTTACCGCAAAACCAACCTGTACCTTTCCAGTAACATCTCCTGTTACTCCAGTAAGATCGGGATCATATGTAAGTGTTTGATCTGCAGCACCATCAATATATGCAACTTTTAATCCGTTTGCATAACTGCCTGGGTTTCTTGCAGCTAATCGATATGAAACACTATCCTCAAAATTATTTTGATAATCATCAAAAGATTTTATTTTAAGACTTGATGTTGATGCAACACCTACAGCACCAACGTTTGCGTTGTTTAACTTTGCACCGTCTGCTCTGACGACTCTTAATACACCACCATACTGTAAATAGTTTGATGCAGAATACCAGTATTCATACTGTCTATCATTATTAAATGGTTTTCCAAAAAGATCAATCAGATCTTGCTCATTTTCAATAAGCAAAGGTTCTAGTACAGGGCCTCTTTCAAAGGGGCCTACTATTGCACCTGTCTGATCACTTATGGAGTCAATTCTACCAACCGTAAGATCAACTTCCCTGACCTTAACGCCTGGAGATACTAAACCTATGCCAGCCATGTTTTTCTCCGAAGTTCCACGTTGTTTTACTAAATTTATTTATGAATTGCTACCCCTCTAAATGGGGAAACATGACGCAAACACTACCAATCAGGATAAATCTCAACTATTTCTTTTTTCTTTCTTCCTTTTATAACTCTTTTAATTGAACACTTTTTACACTCATATGCATATGCTGATGGTACATTTCCTCGATCTTTTCTCGTTTTATAGAAATCATTAATCAATTCTTTTGTCTCCCCACACATCTTACATTTTCTTTGTTGAAATAGTAAGTGTTCTAATTCAAACTGATCCTCTATGTTCATCTATAATTCCACATGTAATCCATATCCATACCACCACCTTTGTCACCATATTCATCTACATGCCAACGATCACCATCTTCATCTACAAAACTTTCTTCCTCTGTTCCATCTACAATAAAACCAAAGGGTGACATATCCTGTTCGATCTGATCTCTCTGATCTTCATAAATTCTTTTACGAACATCTTGATCAGTCAATTCTTTAAAGTAATCTTGTGCTACCAACCATGCATATATTACGAGACACATTGCAAGGTCATCATTACATCCCTCTTCCGCTTCAAATGAATTACTTTTTTGTATGAAAGTTGTAAGTTCAGATATGATATCATAATCATTGAATATTAACTTCTCATCTTCAATTAGAGTTTTTAGATTAGAACATCCAACTTTTTTTACAGTCTTGGACATCTTTACACCTAACTGTGTTTTCTTGCCTGAAAATCCTTGTCCAACAATTTGACCAGCACGACCTCTCATTGAACACAATAATAGATTATCATACTCTAAATCATATTGAATAATACTTGCAACCTGATCTCCAATATCATTTACCTCACATAGAATAAATGCATTATTATATGCCTTTGCAATATCTACAATAATACTTGGAAACAACATCGGTTTAATTTCATTGTTCCGATACTTTCCAATAATTTTATGTGGGAAGGTTGTGATATCTGTAATTACAAATGCAGAGTAATCAATACCAACACCACGAGCCACATCAACTGTAAGCACATAATCATGATTTTTGATTGGTTCAAAGTAAATATCTAAACCAGCATTCTTCTTAATTGGTTCATCATATACTAATGTTTTCAATTTTGCAGAACTAATTAAAGTATCAACAGATCCTAGAAACTCACATTCAAACTCAACACGAAACTGTTGTTCTGATGTGTTTGCAATTGTTTGTTCTTTCCAGACTTGATCTCTGCCTGGCACTTCTGACCAATGAACTTCTGTTGGAATATATTCATTCTTTCCTCTTTCCGCATCATGCCACATACGGTAGAAATGATTCATACCTCGTGGTGTAGATACGATTATAACTTTTGTTCTTTGACCAGAAGATATAGTAGGATAAACAGAGGCAAAGAATTGATCAGCAATGTGATTCGGGATAAAAGCGAACTCGTCGAGAAAGATGACATTATAGGAACCGCCTCGGACAGCAGATGCAGACGTAGATGCAGCGAGAATTTTTGATCCATTTTCTAACTCCAATGATCCTTTGTTCCAGACAAGAACACCCTGTTGCATCCATTTAGGTAAGTTCTCATACGCAAGTTGTAATCTTCCTAGAAGATCTCGGGCAGTA